GTGAAAGACGTGGGCTACGCCAGCATTGAAGAAGCAGCAGAGCTAATCTGTGACGATGACGGAGAAATGATGATCGAGGCAATCGAGGTGGAAGAATGACTACGCCAACACCAGCGCAGAAGCGCAAACCCGGCCGTCCTCAGCTTATGGATGGCGGAAAGAAGATCGGCGTTTACCTGAGCGCCGAAGACCGTGCAACCGCCATCCGGATGGGTGGAGGCAATGTATCAAGCGGCATCAGGGCCGCATTGGCATTGCTTGCGCATATGAAGTCGATACAATAGAGCATCGTCACTACATAAGGCGAACAACCGAAAGGACTCGCATGGCACCATCCATACTCACAGCCAAACAGGAGGCATTCGCTAGATTTATGTCTAGCGGGGCGTCTCAGGCCGACGCATACCGGGCGGCATACAACGCCAAAGACATGAAAGCTGAGACAATCCACAAAAGGGCGTCTGAGCTAATGGCAAACGGGGTGGTGGCGGGTAGGGTGGCTGAACTGCGCGAAGAACTCGCTAATAAGTCGCTTTGGACGCGTGAGCAATCGGTTGCCGTGCTGTCTGCTGTGGTTGCCGATAATGGCGCAAGGCACGGAGACAGAATCAGCGCGGTCAAGGTGCTGAACGACATGCAGGGTTTCAACGCGCCCACGAAGCACGAAGTGGCTGCCAAGGTCAGTATCAATGTCAACTTCGATTGACGCGAGATTCCCCCGTAAGCTGGAGTTTCTATTCAGGCCAGCCCGGTATAAAGTGGCCCGTGGAGGCAGGGGTAGCGGCAAATCGTGGGGTTTTGCGCGGGCAATCCTGCTCAGGTGCGCAGAGAGGCAGACCCGCGTATTGTGTACGCGCGAAATTCAAAAGAGCATCCAGCAGTCAGTTCATCAGCTTCTGAGCGATCAAATCGAGGCGCTTGGACTGTCGGGAGTGTTTGAGATATTGCAGACAGAGATACGCGGACCGCATGGATCGTGCATTTACTTCAGCGGACTCTCTGACATCACGGCGACTGCGCTCAAATCGTTTGAGGGCGTTGATATAGCCTGGTGCGAAGAAGCTCAGGCCATTAGTGCAAAGAGCTGGAAGACGCTGATACCGACCATCCGAAAAGAAGGCTCTGAGATATGGGTGACGTACAACCCAGAGTTGGAGAGTGACCCAACCCACGAAATGTTCGTAATTAGCCCTCCGCCCGATTGCGTGAGCGTGTTGATGAACTACAGCGACAACCCGTATTTCCCGGCAGTGCTTGAAGCAGAACGAGCCCATGCCGAAGCGACGATGAAGGCTGAGGATTACGCGCACGTGTGGGAAGGGCGATGCAAGCCTGCCGTTGAGGGCGCGATCTACTTTGACGAAATCGCAGCGGCTGAAGCCGGCGGGCGTGTGAGGGATGTACCGGCAGACCCATTGCTGAAGACGCATGCCGTGTGGGACTTGGGCTGGAACGACTCTATGTCAATCATCCTTGTCCAGCGTTCGGCATCCGAGCTGCGCATTGTGGACTATATTGAGGATGACCACCGGACATTGGATGATTACGTGCGCCAGCTAAAGGCAATGCCGCTGAATTGGGGCGTACACTATCTACCGCACGATGGGTTCGCAAAAGACTTCAAAACCGGCAAATCAGCACAAGAAATCCTGGAAGCGTTAGGGTGCGCGGTAGAACAGACGCCAAACATGAGCATCGAAGAAGGCATTAGGGCTGCAAGAATGACGTTCTCGCGCATCTACTTTGACAAGAGCAAGGCGGCGCGGTTGATCGAATGTTTGAAGCGGTACAGGCGACAGATCAACAAGACAACGAACGAGGCTTCTGGTCCGTTACACGACCAGTATTCGCACGGGGCAGACGCATTCCGTTATGCTGCGCTTGTTGCGGACGCTTTATCTAATAGCAACGGGTCAACAAAGCCCATAGCGTACAGAAAGAAGTACATCACATGAAAATGAGCGAAGACGAACTGATTGAAATCTTGCGGCGCAAAGAAGACGCGGCGGCAGGGTACGTGTGGGGGCAGCTTGGCGGGGAGCGTGAAACAGCAATGCGCGAGTTTCATCGGCAACCCTACGGCACTGAGCAAGAGGGGTGGAGCCAGATCGTAGCGTCTGACGTGCGGGATACAGTGGAATGGATTCTTCCAAGCCTGCTGAAGACATTCACCGCGACGGACAAGGCGGTGGAGTTCGAACCGACCGAAGCAAACGACGTAAAGGGCGCGGAACAAGCAACCGACGCCTGTAACTACGTGTTTTTCAAGCAAAACAATGGGTTTCTGGTGCTTTACAACGCCATCAAAGATGCTTTGATTGTGCGCAACTGCGCTGTGACGTGGTTCAAAGAACAACAGGAGACGGTTGTCAGCGTGCCATTCAAGGGCGCAAGTGCTGAAATGCTGGCTATGTTGACCCAAGAGCATGGCGAAATCTCCGAAGCAACACCAGCCCCGGCCATCGACGAACAAGGCCAACCAGTCATTGACATGGCGACGGGTCAGCCCGTGATGGCGTATTCAGGACGCATCAAGCGAACTGAAAAGCGCCAGGTCATCCGGGTTGAAGCATTCAGCCCCGAAGACCTTTTGGTTGACCGTGAATGGACCTCGCCATTGTTGGCGGATTGCCCATATGTCGCACGGCATATGCGGGTCACTGTTTCGGACTTGCGGATGATGGGCTACAAAGTTGAGCCCGAAGACCTTCGCGCATCTGCTGACCGCAGTGCCACGACAAGCCTGCGCAATGTAGGCTTGGATGCGTCTGCCGACATGCTGGAAGGCAACGACGGCGACAATGATGACGCGATGGCCGAAGGATGGCTGCGCATCGAATACGTGCTGATCGACGTTGACGGCGACGGCATTGCAGAGCGCAGGTGCATTCATCGACTGTACGATAAGGTACTGAGCAACGAAGAGTGCGCCGATGTGCCATTCGCCACGTTCTCACCTCGCATGAATACGCATCGATGGGATGGCGAATCGATGCACGATGCCGTTGGTGATCTTCAGCGGCTGCACAGCGAGATTCTGAACCAGACGCTGGACAACCTCAAACTGGCGAACAACCCGCGAACCAAGCTGCTGACGGACGCCAACGGATCCCCGAAGGCCAACATTGATGACCTGCTGGATTCACGTATCGGCGGCATCATCCGGGTTCAGTCGTTGGACGCGGTGACGGAACAAGTCGTTCCATTCTCTGCTGGCGCATCGTTCCCCATGCTGGAATACGTTCAGGGGATGCGCGAGAACCGCACGGGTGTGAGCAGGACCAGTCAGGGTATGAACCCGGACAGTCTCAACAACACAGCGACGGGGCGTCAGATCGACCAGACCGCAAGTCAACAGCCGACAGAGTTGATTGCGCGCATCATCGCTGAGTGTTTGCTCAAGCCAATCATGCAAGGCATCCTCAAGTTGCTGACGGATGGCGGGATGGAGAAACTCTCATTCCGGCTCCGTGGCGAGTTTGTTGAGATGGACCCGAGCGAATGGCGCGACAGTTACGACATGAGCATCAACGTGGGCTTGGGAAGTGGCGACACGCAAGCCCGGGCCATGCAGCTTCAGAATGTTTTCCAGCTTCAGCAGGCGGGTTTGCAGATGGGCATGACCCAGCCCAAGCACCTGTATCACACGGCGGCGAAGATCGTGGAAAACGCCGGGTTCAAGGATGTGCAGAACTTTTTGCAAGACCCGAGCACAATGCCCCCGCAACCACCACCACCAGACCCAGAGCAGGTCAAGGCTCAAGCTAATATGCAGCTTGAGCAGGCTAAACTGCAATCCAATATGACATTGGAGAGTGCGAAAATGCAGATGCAGGAACGGGTGGACATTAACCGCCAGCAGGCTGAGGCGCAACAGCTTGCGATGAAAGCGCAGCAGGATGCGCAGTTAGCTCAATATCAAGCGGAACTTGACGCGCAGAAAGAGAACGCGCGATTGCAGTTTGAGCAGTGGAAAACTCAGTTTGAGGCCAACACGCGCATCCAGATTGAGCACATCAAGCGCGGCGAATTGTTGGAGCCTGAGGTGGTATCCACCATGCTGGACTCTCAAGGCCAAGTAAACGCACAGCTTGCACAAGCCATCAGCGACATGCTGCAACAGGCAATTCAGCAAATCCGCGCACCAAGGCGCATCGTTCGCGACGCAAGCGGGCGCGCACAAGGGATTGAATAATGGGTAAAGCAATCAACGAGATTGACAGCTATTCCGGGTCCGTTTCAGACACGACGCTGATTCCCGTCTCGGATAGCGACACGCTGAAGGCATCGACGGCGCTGAAGCTTTGGATGTACATAAAGAGCAAAGCCGACACCGTTTACAGCACGTTCAGCGGCGCGTATGCCGACCTGACCGGCAAACCCACGCTCGGCACTGCTGCTGCGCTTAATCACGGTACAGCGGCTGGCAATCTGGTGCGGCTGGATGCAACGACGGCGAAGCTGCCTGCGGTAGATGGTTCGCTGCTGACGGGGCTGCCTACGCCTGATCTTGCATCACCGGGGCCGATTGGCGGGACTACGCCTAGCACGATGGCCGCTACTTCGCTCACAACCTCGGTGCAGATTTCCGGCGTGTCTGCTTTGCCCAAAATGTTCGGGTTTGTTGGAACTAAGTTTGCAAACTCAATGCAGATTGACGGGCTTGTCGGATACCGGGACTTATCCGGGACGGCCATTGCATTGTTCAACACCGTCAACGCCGGGACTGGGTTTGCCTTGCGCTCTGACATGGGCTTGTCGTGGTCAGACACGGCGACATCTGATGACCTGTCATCGCTCAACAACGTCATCCTGCAATACAAGTGCGATGCATCGGATATATCTGCGCAGCGCAGAGGCACCAATGCTCAAACGGCCAGGCTTTACGGGACATTCATTGACGCCAGTAACGGAAGGTGGCTAGAAAGCTCCATAACATCGGCGGGCGTAGCCGTCATCAAACCAACCGGCAACGGGACTGGCGCAAGCGGCAACGTGCTGCACATCAGTGGATTGCCCACCAGCAACCCCGGCCCGGGAATCCTTTGGAACAACTCCGGCTCAGTCGCAATAGGAACATGACATGATCTACACCACCACCATCTCCGATGACAGCGAATACGGCATCACTGCCGCCCGCGAAGCGTACAACGCATCCCTTCCGCAGACGGTCAAGGACGGCGACGCCGACGTGCCTAACCCGGCGATGCTGACGCACGATACGGCTTACCTCGACTTTGTGCTTCAAGGTGCCGTGCAATCATGGTGCAAACAGTACGCGCCCGTCGTGGTGCCTGACGTTCCCGTCGTGAGTGTTAACGGCATCCCGCAATCCGTCCCACGACGCCAAGCCAAGACCGTGATGGAGCTAACGCCGGATACGAATCACGGCAATCTCTGGCTGGCCGCACTAGCCGCAGCAGGCGCAATCCCTGACGCCTCACAGCGCATCATCACGACCAACTATCTTTTGGAGAGCCTCTATTTCGAGCATCCGAAAGTCTCGCAGTTGGCAATTGGTTTGCTTGGCATGAAACAGGCGCAAGTTGACGCGCTTTTTGTGGCTTCTGCAAAACTGTAAATGAGCAATACCCTCGCCTTTTTGGAGTTGCCCGGTGGCGCTGCGCTGCTGGTGTCGCCTGGTGGGGTTGACTTCTTTTACGCGCCCGGTGCCGAAGATACGCAGGGCGACAACGGCGACGGTGGCAGCAGCGCGGGTGGGCATAAGCGGCGGCGCTGGGTTGTCCGCGTTGGAAAAAGGCTGGTGGAATACGCAACGGCGGCAGAAGCCATTGCAGCGGCAGAAGCGTTGCGAGATGCAGAGATCGAAAAGGCCAAGCCAAAGCCAGCCGCGTCCAAGAAACCGGCCAAAAAGCCTGAAGCGCCAGTTGAAGACATTCCCGAGCCTGAGCAATCGGTATATCTCGACAAAATCAAGGCGCTTGCAAAGCAATACGACGAAATGGCCGCGTATCAGCGCGCCATGGAGCGACAACAATATGCTGATGTGCTGGCGCTTTTTGAGAGATTGCAAGATGAGGAAGACGTTGAACAATTGCTCTTATCAATAGCATGACAGAATCACGCAAAATGACACCACACCAAATCCAGCAGCGCGGAACCGAAGCACGGCGCATTATTGATAGCGACGTGTTCAAAACCGCCATGAATGAACTCGATAATCAGATTATCCAGCAGTGGAAAGCCTGCCCGGTAACT